AGGACCCATTGGAGGACCCATTGGAGGACCCATTGGAGGACCCATTGGAGGACCCATTGGAGGACCCATTGGAGGACCCATTGGAGGACCCATTGGAGGACCCATTGGATAATAATAATTTATCGGAGGACCTCGTGGTGGATAACCCATTGGATAGCCCATTGGAGGACCCATTGGGGGATAATAATTTATCGGAGGACCTCGTGGCGGATAACCCATTGGAGGACCCATTGGAGGATAACTCATTGGAGAACCCGTTGATAGATTTGGTAAGTAAAATGGTTGATTAAAATTAGAAGAGTTTGGTGGTAATTCACGGGGAGATAATCCAGGTGGAGGTCTAAATGTGGATGGAAGGGGTAATCCAGGTGGAGGTCTAATTGTTGATTTAGTAGGAGGATCAGTTTGAGCAGGTTCAACTTTAGGTGCATCAGTAGGAGCAGCAGCATCTGTAGGAGGATCAGCAGCATCAGTTGGAGCAGCAACAGCATCAGTCGCAGCATCTGTAGGAGGAGCAGCAGTCGGAGTTGGAGTTGGAGCAGCATCAGTCGCAGCATCAATTGGAGCAGCATCCGAAGGTTCAACTTTAGGTGCATCTGTAGGAGCATCAGTAGGAGGAGCATCCGAAGGTTCAACTTTAGGTGCGGTCGCAACTATCGGTGTTTCTAATATTTGTATTATATTTGTGTAGACAGTTCTGGTTAAGCTACTTTGTACGTGTTGTGTAATTGGTATTTCTTTAGATTTAACTAATTTATTTTTATCTATAGTTTGAATATTAAATTTAATAATATTATGGCTTGAATATTCATAAAATTTAATATTCAAATTAGAATCTATAATTTCAAAATCTTTAATATCGATTGTAGATGTTTTGCCAAACTTCATATTTCGAATTGAAACGAATACTAAATTGTTATTATAATAGCAATTTGTAATACGTTTTTTTAGTTCTGGTGTAAATAGATCATATAGTCCTTTAATATTATTTTTAATATTAAAATCACCACATAATGCAATATCGTCATTTAGATGAGCATCGACGTATGAATTAATTTGCCCAATCTGTGCAAAATAACCCTTACCTTCCATACTAACTGGTGATTGTAGATATAATTCAAGATTGTATTCCATGTGAATATTTAATAATTGAATTTCTAGATTATTTTTTTTTATTTTTGTAACTTGCATAAATTGTGGATAAAAATCATAAGAAGGTATATTTGCTATGGGATCTTTTACCAACGTTGAATATCGACCAATTGCGATATGATTTTTATTTTGACCGAAAGATTTTTCAAATTCTTCATTATAAAATTTTTTATAAAGATTGCTTGGATTATCCGAAGATTGAATATTGATATCAGCAGGATCAGATGTTTGAATTAATATATCAGAACGATTGCCAAAGGTTTCTTCAATAAGAGACCTTTCAAAATCAATAGTACTTCGCATAACGATGCCAAAATTTTTATAAAGGTCATCTGGATAACCTATAAAATTTCTGCTTTGTGCAATAAAATATGATTTATAATCGGATTCAAAGGTTGGTAGAATTTCTTTAATCAGTCTAATAAAATCTGCCTTACATACCTCCCCGAACGTTGCTACATCTAAATTAAATTCATTATATAATTGGACAAGGTCGTATAATTGCGCCAATGTCTTAAATTTAGTTGTGAAGACATATTCAGAACCTATTTTTTCTTTATATGAACATACTGCTTTAGATGCATCATTATGATCAATTTGATCATTACCTACATTTGCATATATTACAGATATTGCAGATATTGCAGATATTACAGATATATTACCAGCCATAATGATGTTATTATAATAATATAATATTTTTATATTATATTATATTATTTATTAAATAATCAATTTTATTTATTAAAAATCGATTTATCAAGCGTGATAAATTGTTTAATTATGATTTTTAATTATGAATATCCGCATGTCTTTTTATCTTCTCCTGTCGCTTGGCTAATGATTTCACTTCTTCTCCATCCGATATGATTATCTTTCATAGGTTTAGGATTATAATCTTTAGATAGCCTAGCGAAAAATCCGTTATTTTTGTATGTTATTGTTCGAATATTTGCAGGAGGGGAACAAAATTTTTTCGTTATTTTATTTTTTATAGTAGTATCTTCTGATATAAATTGTGGGGGTTTTTGTTGTAGTGGTGGTTGCGGATATCGTGTTGCTCTGGCTATTTGTTTTGCGAGTGCTTCTTGATTTAGCCGCTTAATTTTTTGTGCATTATTAAATTGTTGTTGGGGTGTTAATATAGATTTACTTAATTTTTGTGAACTTGTTTTGGTTGAACTTGTTTTGGTTGAACTTGTTTCGGTTGAACTTGTTTCGGTTGAACTTTTGGTTGAACTTGTATTGATAGAAGGATCGATAATTTTTATTTCATATGCTTTTGCAGAGTTTAAGGGTACGGGTATTACATTGTTTGACGTATCTATATAAGTTATATTATACACGTTATTTGAAATATCAGTCATCGTTTCTATTTTTTGCATTTTTTTGTTAATTTTAGTAGTATCTAAATTAATTTTAATATATTTTCCTGAGAGTTCATTCAAAATTTTTTTATACGCTTCATAAATTTTTGGTGGAGTAGTAAGGTCGCCGGGTTTATTTCTTTGCGAAGAAGGGGACTTATTTTCAGACGAGTTATCTTTTCGTCTTATTTCTTTTATTTCTTTTAATTTGGTTATATATTCTCGTTCACTTTTATCTTTCCCTGTTAAAATATATGCAGTATTATTATCAGAAATAGCCCCCATTACATAATCATATGTTCGATTAGATAACTCAACCTGAGTTGTCAGAGTTGTCGCATATAAACCTTTATAATAAGCTGAATCTTTTTTTACACCGGGTGTAAAATCTGTTAACTCTATACCTTTTATAGAATATTTATCTTTTGATATAATAATTTTTTCTACTATTAAATAATATTTTTTTATAGGGGCACCCTGTGTATTACTTTCAATAGACACTACTACATCATATTTATAAATTAACTTATTCATCGAACGTATATCTTCGTTATATTCTGCTAATTTGTCTCCTGTTCGTATATTAATATACGGTAGTTCTTTAATTTGGTTAAGAGGGGGAATTGTAATTATATTTGGACAATATTTATGTTGTCCATCACAACGTAATTTTTTATAATATTGATATAATCTATTCATTTCGTCAGATATTTTTAATGGGTCATCTGAATTATAAATGTGTTCATTCATTTTATAAGGTTCATTTTGTGGGTCCGTTGTTAAATTGTCATAGTTATTTATTATAACACCATACGTTGTACCATCTTTTTGACTCATTAAAATATAATATGAATTTTTTGAACTTACCCAAATTACTCGTGGAAACAGTTTAGTTCTATCCTTTGATGATTTACTAGATTTTATATCATTACCATTACCCTTACCATTACCCTTAACCTTACCCTTACCATTACCCTTAACCTTACCCTTACCATTACCCGTACCCTTATTTTCATCCTCGTCTCCACCCCCATCCTCGTCATCGTCATCGTCATCATCATCAACAGTTAATTCTTTATCTAATTTTAATGTAGATATATGACTTAAAATGCGATTCAAAATATCTATAAAATCTTTTAAACCTCCTCCTTGCATGGACGAACTAATATTAATTTTATATAATTCTATAGAGAAAGATGTTGTAAATTTTATATCAGGGGTTGAACCAATTACATATGTATCGTTATATGTTTTATTTATTGTTTTATCAGAAGTAGACGCACAATTGTTATCATATAATAATATATTTTTTTTAAGTTTCATTATTTGATATGTTGCTGATGAAGTTAACATATATATAGAGCGTATAAGTTCAAAAATTTTAGTTATTTTTTTAAAATTAAATGTTATTAAATTTTTATGATTTTTATGATTTATTAAAAAACTATTATACAATGCATTCCCATTATTTAAAAATTCGTCATTTAAAAACTTTATATACGGATATAAAGTATTAATATAAGAAATAATATCAGTTAATATTGATTTTGCATCTATCGAAAGATCTTTTTTTAATGTTATAGGATGATGAATAATATTAATAAAAGTATTATCTTTGGTACAAACAAATTGAGTTGGAACCACTATATTTTTCATATTTTGTAATGAACTTTCGTTAAAAAATATTGTATCTTTTGGATTTTTTTCTAAATGGTTTTTAATTCTTTTTAGATAAGATACAATATCGTCTATTATTATTGATAAATAATATGCTATTAATTTTAATTCAAAATAAATTTTAGATAATCCTTTACATATTAATTTTATCATAACTGTGTCATTTTGAAATCCACCTTTTTTGAATAATTCTGTCATATATATAAACATTCTAATGTACATTATCATATAGTTTTCAGGTTTAACTTTCCCCATTTTATCTTCATTATCTTCATTATCTAAACTAATATATTCTGTTTTCATATTTTGAAAACATAATGTAATGTCTGATTTCCGTTTCAAAGAGGAAGGGTTGACAAGTTTTTTCATATAGTTTTTTATTTTACTGTGTGAATCACTAAGCGTATTATAATCAGGTCTGGTAATAAATTGTAATTCATATAAAGATTCACCTAAACCTTTTCTAAGTTTGTTATAATAAGTTTGAAATTCTTTGGCAGGATTTGGTTCTTTAATAGATTGTAATTCTTGTTTAAATTGTTCTCTTCTTTTATTAACATCTCTTCGCAGAGTACTTGTAAATACACCCCCCTCCATATACAATTCTAATTTCTTCATATAAAGATTATATTTTGGATCGGTTTCAGATACATATTTCATTTTGTTGTAATATTTTAATATTTTATATACGTTATTATTACAATTATTATTCATATTCGACATTATTATATGATTATATTATATTAAAATAAAATAAATTTTTAATTAAAATATATATTTTTAATTAAAATTAAATAAATTTAATTGTGTATATAATTCTCATATAATTCTTTCTTATATGCTTCTATTTGAGCAATTAACGATGCAATATCCTGGTTCTTTGTGTTAACATAGATGAAAGTTTGGGTTGCGACATTAAATAATCTTACAGTGCTAGATGCAACAGCATTTTTGTTTATATAGGTTGGTAAATTATTCCCGATTTTTGTATATATATTATCAGATGGATCAAGTAATCGACTATTACCATTCTCATCACGTAGTACGTTATTATTTGAATCACGGTGTTTCATAGCAATTTTTCCATAAATATGGTCTGTTACATCTGACGAAGATTTCGGTTTATACACACATACGGATGAACTTGGACCGACACTCGAAGAAGAGCTTGGAGAAGAACTTGGAGAAGAACCTGGTATCGTTGCAAATTCCCATCCAAATGTTTTTAAATTATTATAAATTGAAAATATATCTACGCATGTAGGAGTACTTATAACATATTGTATAACAGGATATATTTGGGGTGATGCTGAATTATCATATTCCTCGGTACGTGCATTACATCCACATCCAGATTTAATATTTTTGTTGTTTGCTTTTTTATTGGGAAGTATTAATATTAATATTAATATTATTATTAGCACAAATATAATAATTTTCATCATTTTTATTAAAGTATATATTAAATAGATATAATTATTTTATATAAAATTATATTATTTTATATAAAATTATATTATTTTATATAAAATTATATTATTTTTATCATTTATATTTGACCTTGAGAATGGAATATTAATAATAAAAATACAAGGAATGGAATAATATACACTAAAAATAATATTATTTTTGCAATTGGATTAGGTACTTTGGATAATATAAATATAAGGATAAAACTTATTGCAAGATATATTCCAAGAACATAACCATATCTTATTACAAATGAAGAGCTATTGTCGCACACCCCATCAGACTTATTTTGTATTGTAATTATAAAAAATGTGTATGACATTGCAGCAACTGATAGTGTATATAGCCAAAATGGTAAACTTAAAAAATTACTTGAACCGCTTGATCCGCTAGAACCGCTAGAACCGCTTCTTCTTGACTTTCTTGACTTTCTCCTAGATTTGGGCATTGGATTTAAATCAGTTTCATCTGATGCAGATGTACCTTCACCTGATGCAGATGTATCTTCACCTGATGAGGCTTCTCCCGAGGCTTCACCTGATGCAGATGTATCTTCGTCTGAGGAGCCTTTGTCTGAGGAGCCTTCGTCTGATGGAGCTTGTTTAGGCGATTTCTTTTTATTCTTCTTCTTTTTAGACGCACCTGTATCTCCGTCTCCTTCCCCTTCCCCTTCCCCTTCTCCTGTTGTATCTCCTTCTCCTTCTCCTTCTTTATCTCCATCTTCATCTTTCTTTTTCTTCTTCTTCTTTTTCTTTTTCTTCTTATTTTTCTTTCCCTTTTTCCCCTTCCCACCTATCATATCTATATTCGATTCTATATGCATTATAGGTTTAATAAATGGAAATCCAATTATAGAATCTATTACGGAACCAAATGATTTGAAATTAATTATAGAACCGAATGAATTCCCATTTATAGACGAATCCATTAATTTTATATAATATATTAAAATATAATAAAATTATATTTTAATCATTTCAAATTAATTTCGTTATATGTTTTGGGATTACCAGACACCCCGTATGATTCATTAATTCAATCCGTTTTAAATCAGTCAAACCTTGATCATCAATCTGAGTAAATTCATATAGATTTAATAAAAGTTGTTTTATATTACTAGAATGAAATAGTCCACAATGGATGATAAAATGCTTCGTTCCAAGATGCCATTCCTCAAATATTTTTATTATGGTATACCATTCCATAATATTTGAACATATTACATTTAATTCATCTATAAAAGAGGGATTGTCAAGATGAACCGAACGAATATTAGTCTTATATAAATGTTTATATTTCAATAAAAAATCTTCATAATTTTTATATATCGTTTCAAAATGCAAGGCAATAATATTTTCGGTGAAGATATCTTTTTTATAAGATTGATTTGTTAAGATTTCTTTCTTATAAAAATTTTGTAAATTTGTTAAGATTTCTTTCTTATAAAAATTTTGTAAATTTGTTAAGATTTCTTTCTTATAAAAATTTTGTAAATTTGTTAAAAAAGATTTATGTTTTAAATTAAAAAAATCATCCAGCAAAGATAGATATTCTTGTAATGTTTCATTTGGTTTAATTTCATCAATTAATTCTAATGAAAAATTTAATAGGTCCCCTCGAATATCTATACCTATAATATTGATAGAATCTTCCAAATATAATTTTTTTAATTTACTTGTATGAATCGCCGATGGAAATAATTCTTTTAATTTAAACTGATTTTCTGGGGTTCTGGGAACTTCTTCTAATAATAATTTCCAGTTGGATTTTAATTTAGTTTTAAGCCAATCACTAATATAAACATTGGAACATTCATATTCAACTGAATGCATATCAGCAATAAGAATTAATTTAATATTTTTTTTAATTAAATATGTATATCCAATTAATCCATTAATATTCATATGTTATAATATTGCAAAATAAAATAATATTATAATAAGTTTTAATCTTGTATTTCAAAAAATATGTTTTACATATTTTAGTTAATAATAATATTAAATATATTTTAATTAATAATAATATTAAATATTTAAGACTTATTTATAAGTCTTAAATATTTAATCTTGTATTTCAGAAAATATGTAAAACATATTTTAGTTAATAATAATATTAAATATAATAAATTAAAACAAAGATTGTTTTAATTTATTATATTTAATCTTATATTTCAGATATTTATTGTAATAATAACCCCCATCTAAATTAAAAGATGGTGGTCTTGCACTAATTCTTTCAAATTCTAAATTCAAATCTAAATCAACAAAATTTATGCCAGGATATATTGTTGTAAAATCTTCTACATCGCATGTCAATGGATTAAATTTAATCATAGGATGAACATCTGTTTGCAAATATGTATAATAATAATTATTTTTATCCGATATATCTAATTTCGTTAATTCTAATCGAGGCAATATACAAAATGATATATCTGGTAAAATATCAATTGTATCATGTACAGATGAATATGTAAATTGAACACATATATACCCTATGCTTAATTCTTTTTTTTGATAAGAATCAGATGGACTTATTTGATGGGGTTTTAGTCCGTAATTTATCGAACCAATATGAATATAATTTGAAGCTAAATCTTGTTTACTTATATTAAAATATTGTACTTGTTTCTTATTTATTTTATCATAAAATGATGCATATAATTTAGATGCTTTAATTTGAAAACATTTAACTCCGTAAATAATTGGAAACTTTTTTTTAATATCTTGTGAATCTTGTGAATCTTGTGGGTTTTTAAGATGATTTTCATTAGAACATCTAACATCAACTAATGGATGGTTTTTTTTAGAATATTTTTCAAATGTTCCTACTTTACAAACAGGACACGTTAGATGTACACATATCCATTCTTCAATAAAATTTGCAATTTGTAATATTTTTTTCTTAGCAACTGATATTACAGAAAATTTATCAAAATCATTATATAATTCATCCATTTCAATATTATCTTCTTCAATATCGATTAAAATATTTTTTTGTAAGTCTGGTTCTGATAAATAAATTCGATATGCATCTTCATCTAATGTATATGGTCCAATTTTATATGTCTGTATTACAGGTGGGAGTGGACGGTCTCGAAACGTATAGTGATGAGATGGAGATTGAGATGGAGGTTGAGATGGAGGTTGAGATGGAGGTTGAGATTGAATCGATTTAATTTTAATCGTTTCAATACGAGAAACAGGATATAATATCTGACGTAATTCCTCCTCCGTTATATCAGTTTTCTCTTTCTTGTCTCTTTTATTCTTAAGTAAATCGACAGGAGTACCAATCATATCAAAAGTTCTTTTTATAGGAGGGGGGAGTGGTGTTTGAAATGGATCCATATATAATTAAAATTTATATTAAAATTTTAATTAAGATTTTATATTTTAAGATTCGGATTAAGATTAAGATTAAGATCTTATAGTAATCCACCTAAACCGACCCCTCCTAAAACGACAGGAGGTAATGAAGTTTGATTGAGAATATTATTTACTGATTGGTTATTTGTATTTTGTTGATGACTATCATTTGGTAAAACTATAAGATTTGATACAGTGCAATTAGTACTCTTTAATTGAATATCATATTGATTAACTTCATTATTAATATTAGGAATTAATAGTAAATTTTTATAATTTTGAGATCTAAATTTGTTAAACGAATTTATAGATTTCCATGTGAGACCCCCATCAATAGTAACTTTATTGTAAAATCTATCTTCAGTATCTAATCTACCATTATCATTATAACGAGCAACAACAAAACGTTCTTTACAATGTTTATAACCATAACCAGCTAATACAAGTTTATTATGAGAATCAATTGAAACAGCCATTGCACGAGAATTATGACCAGTAACATCAGTGACAACTTTACCACAATGACCGAATGTTTCATCTAAATTACCACTAACATCGTATCGAATCATTGCAAATTCTTCATGGCATAAATGGGTAGAACCAGCTAATACAATACGATCTTGTGAATCAATAACCATGGCATTTGCAACATCCCATGTTCCACACCATATATCAGTAGTTTTAATACCTCCATTACCAAATGTTTGATCGAGATTACCACTCGAATCATAACGTACCACTGCAAAATCCATCTCAGTTTCACATGAACTAAAAGTATTACCACCTAAAACAATTCTATCCATTGAATCAATAGCAATGGTAGTTTTTAAAATGCGGCAGAATGAACCCGTATCCCAACTATTATTACAAATATCAGTAACAACCATACCATTTTGTTTGGAACCAAAACTCGTATCAAGATGACCACAATTAGTGTATCTAACCACAACAAAATCAGCCCCATCGTCATTTTCACCAGGATTATTATTATTAAGCGTAACACCACTAACAATAATTCTATCTTGAGAATCGACTACAATACCTGTTGCATAATCATCATTTCCACTAATATCTGAACCACTCACATCAAAATATGAAATATCAGTTTGTACTTTACCACAATTGCCAAAACTATGATCAAGAAATCCACAATTAGTTACTCTAACAATTGCAAAATCTGCACCAGTTGAACAAGTCTCAGTATAACCACATACTAAAATTCTATCATATGAATCTAATGTAAGTGCATATGCTCTTGCATTTTGACTATGACGAATACTTGATACAAAAGCACCATCGCAACCAAAAGAGCAATCAAGGCGTCCATTCGCTTTGTATCGAACTACAACAATTTTATCATGACATGCTTCGGTATAACCACATACAATGATTCTATCTCGACTATCAATAACAAGGGCATTTGCAAAATCATCATTCTCATCGCATCGAATATCAGTTGAAACTTTACCATCACAACCAAATGTCTCATCTAAAGAACCATCCGGATTCAAACGACAAAGTAAAAAATTTTTACCTTCATCGCAATCTTCCCAACCATATCCTCCAACAACAATTCTATCTTCAGAATCTATTGCAGAACAAGTTGCATAATTATTGTGGCAATTAATACTGGTTGTTACAATTCCTTTTGTTCTATCACCAAAAGATTGGTTATCGTCATAATACACACTCATTGTATTATTTGTACATATAACTTGGGCTAAATCGTTGTATATGGGCATATATAATATAATAGAAATATATTATATTTTTTATACAGGTAATAAAATTATCAACCGTTTTTAATGGAAATATATTATTTTATATAAAAAAACGAATTTATATGATTTAATAAAATAATATAAAAATAAAATAAAATAAAATAAAATAAAATTATATGATTTAAAAATATAATATATAATATTATATTATAATGGAAGATATTGTAGTTAATGTTATTGATTCAAATTATGTTCAAACAAATGTAATTAACAATATTAAAATCAAAGTTAATAAACTTGTATTATTTACAAGTGTCTCTCTATGTGTCAATTTATTAAATAATAATAGATTAATTGATAATAAATTTTTTACTTTGACTGGAACTGATTATACAAACTGGACAAATGATGATACCTATATTGTTACATATGTATTAGCCCAATTAAATTTATCAAAAGCTCCTGCAGTTACTACAAGTTAAGTTATAACTAATTAAAATTTGTTTTTCTTATTAATATTTGTTTTTTTATTTAAAAAATCAAATATTAATTAATATTTGTTTTTCTTCTTCATTTGAAATTTTTAATCGTGAAATATGTTCCAGATATAAATTTTTCATTTCTTCTCGATTAAACATATATATTTTTTTTCTTAAATCATCTCCTATAATAACTTTAACAATTGAAAACATCGTATCAAAAAACATATTTGAATTTGTTATAAACATATATTTTAATTTGCCAAATGTTTTAATAATATTAATTAATCCATATGCTGTTTGTATTTCTAATGAATGTTTAAACTCAAATCCCACACAATCAACGATCCATATCCATTTATCAGGATTTATATAAGATAAATAAGTCTGAACATGATTAAGAATACCCTTTGTATCATCATATAATTTTGCATTTGCAAATTTTGTATAAAAAATATATTCATCATCTAATGTCTTACATATTAAACTAAAAGAATGAGAACCTGGTGAATTATAACATATTTTACAAATATTTTCCATAAACTATTATATAAAATATATTATAGATATCATTTTTAAATATTAAACATAACTAAGATTTTTTTATATAAAAAATATTTTTAATCAAAATTAAAAACCTATATACGAATCAAGAAGTCTGATCTTATAATCATACACGAATGCATTTAATCTATACATATCTGAAGAATCATCCCCATATTGACCCCATGAATCAGAATGTATCATAATAAATTCTATAAGAAGTGTATCCTTATTTATTCGAATATACCAAGCAGACCCCATCCCACCTCTTAATATAATGCATTCGCCAATTTGTAAAGAATATTTCGATGCGATCGTATCAAAATCAATATCTTTTGTCAACGTATAATCCTGTACATTATCTGTAATAGGATTTATTTGATTTGGATTTAAGGGACATTTCTTCTTATGAAGAACCTTATTATGGAGTTCTTTATTAAAACTAAAACAAAACCTACAACTATGTCCACTTGTTAAGTGTGTATGGGGATCAACGCAATCAGGAATCGTACAATGTAAATGTTGTTCTAACATATCTTTATCAAAATTAGTAAGAGCTGAACGAAGAACTGGTTCATTACATTCCATCTGTCCATGTCCAAATTCAAAACATCCTCCGCATTGATGTCTCATTGTTAGATGAAATTTATTAAATCTACAATTTTTAACTCTACATAAAATAGAATCCCCCATAGTTAAATCGATTTAGGTCTGGGTCTTAATTTATATTTATATTTATATTTATTATTTGTATGAATTTTATCTTCAATTTTTTTTATTTTGTCACAATTTTCTTGAATATTCTCTTCAACATAATCAATACAATTAATTATGATTTGTAATGATTCTTCGTGATTATTTTCTATATTTTCTTCAATATCATGAATTTTTTCTTCAAGTTCTTTTAACATTTCTTCAAAATAAAATTCTATATTCGCATTATACCTACAACAATCTAAACATATTTTTGCATTTTCTCGATTCATTTTTAATATAATAAGATTTTATTTTAAAATATATTATGGGTTATAAATAAAAATAGTTTATTTCTCGTGAAGAATGTCAATACAATCATAAATAGTTTTATTATTTGCCAAACATTCTTCAGAAATAGTTTGAACTGTTGCAGGAGTAAATTTGGCATTAGGTAAAATTATATTTTCATTTATTTTAGTTTTAAAAATATATTCTAAATAATCTCGTAGACATATTGCACTCATTTTATCAAATTTAATCTTTAGATCAATTCTTCCATCTCTAAACAAAATAGGATCCAATCGTTCTATATTATTTGTAGTTAAAATAATAATTCTGCCTTCCTGTTCACTAACTCCATCTAATAATTCCCTTAAAAATGCTTTGGTTAGGATATTTTTATTAGAGTGATTATCTTTATTAGGTTCGGTATCATTATTTTTATTTAACTGTATTACAATATTTTGCTTCGAATCATTCTGAGAGTTTGATGTGGAATTAAGATTATCGCTTAGAAACTGGTCGCACTGATAATCAATTTCAGGTAAATGAATAATCTTATCCTTAAGACATGATGAATCAAATGATGATGTTTTTAGATTTTCAAACCATATAGAATTAAATTCATCAATCGTTGTTTTAGAATTTATATGAATGGTATGAATATCTTTTTTTAACATATTACCTAATGCTTTTAATACGGATGTTTTACCACATCCAGCCTCTCCATATAATAATATAGTTAATGTATATTGTTTACCAATTCGTTTATATTCTTCCTTACTATTTATAAATCTATTTACAATCTTGACAAGATTGTCTTTCGATTCAAAAAATAAATTATCAAATGTCTTATATGATATAAAATCTCGAGGTTGGCACATATTTTCACATATTTGTGGTAATTTTTTATTAGATTCTATCTCATATAGCGAAATAAAATTTTCAATAATAGTTCCTATTTTAATAGAATTATAAACGTACGAATAAAATAGAATTGTATACGTAGTATAGGGATTTGATACTAATAATGAATTTGATATTTCAGAGTGTTTATTTTCATCTTTTGTCGCAGAAGAAATTTTTACATATATATTATTTTCTAATAAACAATTATCCAAATGTGTAATAAGTAAATCTTCTTTCAGTGAATGTTGATAATTATATGAAATTTTTTTAATATTTATATTATTTTTTTGTAAAATAAATTGTATCATTGCTAAATATTTATTTCTATCATATGGACTATCTATCTTTACTCGTACACAAAGTTCCCCTTTGATAAATCCAAATCTAAAATTACGAATATTATCTACAAACGTAGTTAGATATGTGAATATATTTATATTAAACATATTTTCAATAATTTTTGCAACACATAACCCAAAAATCATATCTATTATAATATTGCCTGTTTTAAATTCATTTTGCAAGGAATTCACAAGAGAGTAGGGATTAAACATTTTATTTAATAAGAGTAATAAATAATAATAAATTTATATATATAAATTATTAATTAATCAATTTTTTTAACTTAATATAATAATTAATTTATCTATTCGTATAATATATTAATGGCTACTCCATCTACATCAGTCCCTATCTCTGCAATATCTACGACAGAATCAATATCCGTACCAACAGTTACATCATCTACATCATCTACATCATCTATATCATCTGAAACTGTATCTGATGCACCATTTGCACAAATTGTATCTTCTAACGTACCTAAAACATCTAAAAAAAATAAAAATACAAAATCAAATAAAAAAATAATGATATGGATTCTTGTAATAATTTGTATTTTAATAATTATAGGTATAATTATTGTACTTTATTTCGCAATTACGAATAAAAATACTACTTCTACTTCAACTACAACTGTATCTCCTTCTCTTCCACCATTACCTTCAAATTCGTCAGTCATAGCAAGTTCAACTCCGTCATCATCAATATCTCAAACACCATCCGTACCATTAAGTGTTGCAGGACAATTAATAGCATCTACTGTATATGGTTCCGCACCAACTACTCAAACATTTCAAGCTGCAATCGCAGCACAAGCCGCGCAATCATCTCAACTACTCGCACAACAATCATCTCTACAATCATCGCAAATGGCACAACAATCATCGCAATCTGCACAATCTGGACAATCTGCACAATCTGGACAATCATCGCAATCTGGACAAACTACATCTAAACAATCGACACAAACTACTGGTTTAGATTTAATAGATGGTAAATATGTCGCTCAAAGTTCCCCACAAAGTTCGCAAAGTCCGCAAAGTCCTCCACAAAGTTCGCAAAGTCCGCAAAGTTCCCCACAAAGTCCTCCACAAAGTT